ATTATATAAGATTGACCAAAGACTAAATAAACTATCTACTAACGATCACCAACAGATTCAATTAGAAGATAAGATTTTAGCTCTTAATGAGGCCCAGATAAAACTTATCAAACAAAAAGTTGATGGTTTTTCTACAGTTAGCGGTCTAGGACTAGATGCCTTCAAAAAAAGGTATGAAGACTTACAATCCTTGGTTGTTACATATGATGATGGAACTCTTGAACTAAGTCTGGCAGATCCAATAATAAATAGATGGTCTGCTGATCTAGAAAAACTCAATCCCAAGTATATGTTCTATATAGACTCATATATACTAGCGGATAAAGGAAGATGCAAAGATAGAAAAATTTGGATCAATAGAGACTTGGCAAAACGTGGTGATTTACAGTTTATTTTAAACAACGAACACTATAAACCAAGTTTTGAGTATCAAGAAACTTTCAACTGGATTTCATCTGATTCAATAAGTGTATTTACAGATGGAACGTTTACACCAAGTAATGTATATGTAATGTACATGCGTTATCCAGTGTATATTGATAAACAAGGATATATCAAGTTTGATGGTACTCCTTCTGCAGACCAAGATTGCGAACTAGAAACATACTTAGAAGATGAGCTCTTAGATTTAACAGTTCAAAATCTAGCTATGTATACAGAAAATCAATCTGCTGTACAAAGTTCACAAATAAGAATTCAGACGAACGAATAGTTTTTTCACAATTTAAATATAAACAAAATGGCCGATTTTTCATTAACTACCCTCTTCGTAGTTCCAGTAGGAAACACATTGCCTAGCTCTGGTTCTACACAGGATTTATTAGCTGGTCAAGTTGGTTTCTTCAGAAACGACTACACTGTTGCTACTGCAGCTAACATTGCTGCAGCCCCTTATTTCTACATTGCTCAAGGTAGATCAAACACTTATCTTCAAGGTTCTAAGCGTTCAGACAAAATCAAAGGATGTGCTACTGCAAACTGTACATCTAATGTAACTGAATGGTACAAAACTGTTGGTAGCGCAGAACCTCTTGATCAAATTGATGAAGTTACAGATTGGAATGTAAAGTGTGGTGATATTATCACTTTGACACTTCGTGCACACTCTTCTTATCTTGACACTCTGTACTTCAATGGTTTGACACGTTCTGTAACTGTTCAAGCTCCTTGTTGTGATTGTGGTGGAGATCCTTGTGAAAATGTTGACGAAGAAGCACTTATCAATGCTATCATTGCTAAACTGCAAGCTGTTGCTCCTGACTTCTTAGGTGGTGGTACAACTGGTACTAACCCTGACAACATTAAACTGACAGATTTCTTCTCTTTCACTCAACCTGTTGCAGGAACCTTAGTAATTACAGGTAAGCCTACAACTAAGTATGGTCAGCCTTGCGATGTTGCAGCATTTCCTTGGGAATATGATAGAATGTGGTTCCGTACATTTGTTTACTCTGGTCCTGCAACTACTGCTGACTTTATTGTTGCTGACAATTGTAACATTGTAGCTACTGCCACAACTACTCAAAATTCAACTTTCCCAACAGGAACTTCTGATGAGATAATTCAACTTGAAAAGAACTACTATTCTTATCAAGCTGGTTATCTGAAGCATCTCTACAGAATGGTTGGATATAACGGTAACTTTGAAAGCTGGGTGAGTGCTGGTACAGTTTATGACACCTTCACTATCAAGTTCAATGAACTTGACAGATCTGCCTATCAATGGGGTGATTATATTCAACAAGATGCAATGGTGATCTTAGCTGTTCCTACTGCCCTTTCTGCAGGTATCCAAACTGTTTTAACTGCTGCTTTAGGAGCACCTACTGTTATTACTATCTAATAAGTAGAGGAAATATAACAATATAACCTGTGCCAGAGGGTGAGAGGATTAAATCTCAAAATCCTCTGGCACATTTATTTAGAACAACATGGCAGATTTAAGACTAGATATAGCAGTGATTCCTACATACAATTCCTTGACATTAGGAATTTCTGATTTATCAATATATCCCCAATCTTTAACGATCTTATCTCCATCTATTGAGATAACTGTACCATCTTTTGACAAGGTGGTTTTACCTTTTGCCCCCAAAACATTTAATATATTTGATTCAGCATCATTAGGAATAACTGACCCTGGAGTTCAAAGTCCTCTTCCAGATGGGGTTTATTCTTTAAAATACACTATATCTCCTGCTTACAAAAACTTTGTAAACAAGACAATCTTAAGAATAAACAACCTTCAAGAGAAGTTTGATAGAGCGTTTCTTCAACTTGACATGATGGAGTGTGACAGGGCTATAAAAACTCAACAGACAGTTGACTTAAATAGCATATACATTTTTATACAAGGAGCGGTTGCTGCAGCAAACAATTGTGCAGTGGAGGAATCTATGAAATTGTATAGAACAGCAGATAGAATGTTATCTAACTTTATGAAAAATGGATGTCAGTGTTCAGGAACAAATTACGTAACCAACTTTTATTAATATGGCACAATGTAGAAAATGCGGAGCTAATTTTGGCTGCGGATGTCAGCTTATAAATGGCTTATGTGCAGCTTGCGCAGCTGCTCAACAAGGAACAAAGAGATTTATCTCTAAACTTTATAAAAACTTAGTAAATATTTAAAAAATGAGTTGTTCGAATTGCTATAATGGATGTGCTGAAATCACTTCAGACAAATGTGTAAGGTACACAGGAATAGATATTCCTGTTCTTGGAATCACAACTGGAGATAGTTTAGCTTATGTGGAACAACAAATAGCTAACTTTCTAATTATTACATTAGATGGATCTGGGATTAAACCAAATATAGATAACGCAATTGTATGTCAAGCTATTAAAGACAAACTTCCTCCTGCGTGCGATGGTGCTAGTGTTGTTGACTATTTAATAGCATTGATTAAAGTAGTGTGTCAGATAAATGTTTCTGGTAACACAAATTCTAGTCAAATACAGCAAATACAAAACTTCATTGATGATTTAGAATCAAACTACACAATAGGATGTTTAAGTGGAGTTGCTCCTAATGCTGGTACGCATGATATAGTGCAGGCAATAATAGACAGATTATGTCTTTTTATATCAGACGTAACTAACAATTATGTAACAATTGCAAGTTTAGACGCACGTATTGCAGCATACCTTGCTAGCATAGTTCCAGCCACCCCAGCAGTAAGTGCTAAAATGATTCCTTATGTAGCATATGAGTATTATGGACCAGCAAGTAACTTTGCTTCTGATGGTAAAGGTATTGCTTCTTTAGGATATGATAAGGTTTATATTTGTAATGGTAATTATAGTACTCCTGATAAACGTGGTGTAGTTACAGCTGGAGCTATTGTAGGATTTACATCATCAACTGCTTTACCAGCGTCAATTAATCCTTCTAATCCTGCTAATCCAAACTATGCAGTAACTGGTGTAACTAGTGCTATATATGGTAGTAATACCAATGCGCTTCTAGTAAACCAAATGCCTCAGCACAACCACACTGCAACTGCTTTTGTAAATGAAAGCCCTCACACTCACACGTTTACAGGAAATACAAATATTAGTTTTGGTTCTGGTACTGCGCCTAGTCAAGCTCAGTCTTCTACTCCTGGTCCTGGTACTGTTATAGGAGGAACAAATTCCGCAGAAAAAACAAATCTCACCGTAGATGTTACAGTACAGAATAGAGGTAACGGTGATCCATTTGCAATAATCCAACCTACAAAGGCCGCTCACTACATAATGTACATTCCGTAATATTTTAAATTAATAATACATGCCTTGTCTTAATAATGGTAGTTGTAGTAATTGCACATGTAACAAATGTGGAGATACTGATTCAATTAAGTATACAGGAGAATACTTACCATGCACTGGTATAGAAGAAGGAGACAGTTTATCTGTAGTGTTGCAGAAACTAGATGAGAAGTATTGTGAAATTTACAGTCTTCTTGAAGAATGTAAAAATCCTACCCCAGACGGACATCATGGAGATGCAGGTTGTCCTAGTCCTCTTAATGATATATTAACTCCTTGGATTCCTGCTCCTACAACAACTTCAACAACTACTACAGCTTTGAATAGAATAAAACTCACTCCAAAAAATCAAGTTGTAGGCGGTACAAATTATTTTGGTTTATTTGTAGAAAGACTTTCTGGAGTTAATCCTGATACAATAACCTTCTCCCCACAAATAGATAGATACGCAACAACAAACTGTACAGGTGGTAGCAGTGGCTTTAGTTCTAATGCAACATTGAATGCTGGAATTTCTTCATACTTCTCTGGTTGGGGTCCTGCTGACTCATCGTTGAGTGCAAAAATAGTAGGCCTTACTGTCACAGGAGGAAACACAATTACAACATCTCCTCAAACAATAACTATCAATGGAACAAGTTATGTTATAGAAGGATTTAATTCATGTACTGTTCTTTAATAAAATAAAACAAAAGAAAATGACTATTAATAGTATAATAGACACGCTTGATAAAGGAAAGGTAGGACCTCTTTGTGATACATGTTGTCCTTGTGGAGACTATTATATCTTTGGAAGTGTTGATAAGTTCTTAGACTTTACAACAGCATCAAATTGGTTTAATTTTAGTAATAGTTGTAGTGGAAGTAAAGTGGGTTGGTATACAAATTGTTGTAACGAAACATGTTTTGACGAGCTTTCTAACTTTCTAGGACAAGCTGGTACAGACATGATTTTAGATAAAGGATTTGTTGAATATTCCTTATTAGGAAGTAAGTCAATGTTTTGTATTCTGTATGATTATATTATACAAAACGGTCTTACAGTTCAAGAAGCAACTGACTTAGTGGAAGAGTTCCTGGATTCAGGAGTGGTGTTCTATTGCGGTTTAGATAAAAACCAAAGTGATGGTGATCAAAGTAATCAAGTGTTGTCTTCTATTGACACTTTTTTAGCATTTGCTAGTTCAGCAAAAACTTTCTGTGACCCTCAAGTTACTACTGATCCATGTCAGTGTTTTCCAAACGATATGTGTTGTCTGACAGTAAATGCTAGTGTGGCAACATATCAACAATGGTTAGCTGCAACTAATCAGCCTTCTGGTCCAACTACCACTACATCTACAACTACATCTAGTCAATCTCCTGCACGAGTGGTTAGAGTGAATATTGATTTTGGAGATCCTTGGTTTATAGCAGTAGCAGATGTTATAAGTGGTACGACACTAAACAACTTAGCAATTACAGGTGTAGTTTCACAACATTCTACATTAGATTGTTCGGGTGCAATAAGTGGTCCAGACTATGCTTTCTCAGGACTTACTTTGAACGCAGGTAGTCCTTCTGCACAAGTGGACTTGACAACACCTTGGGCTGGATCAACCCAATCAATAAAACTAAAAACACTTACTGTTGCTGGTCAAAATATTACTTCTGATCCTCAAACAATTACTGTAGGTGGAAATGCTTATCAAATACAAGGTTTTGGATCTTGTCTTTCATAAAAACTCAATATAAATAAATGTCTTGTTCAGATAGAATCGTTCGTGTAAAATATCCAAAAGGTTGTCTTCCAGAACCAAATGAGTCAAATGGTCTCATTTATTCTGGGCCACCTCTTGCTTGTATTGATGGACAGTCAGATACAGCATTCAGTGATATTATTAAAAATCTGGACACTCTTTTATGTGAGACTATTGATAAACTGAGAGCAACAACAACTACCACTACCACATTATGTTTAAATAATGAGTGTTGGTACAATGGAGGTATTGTTACAAGAAAGTATTTGTGTGTTTCTATCAAAGGAGGTGGTCGTACTTTTGCTCAACCAGCCAGTGTGTTCAATAGTAAACCCAGATATGACAACATTACGATTGGATCAGTGGATGTATATATTGAGTGGTCAAACACAAATAACAGATGGGAATTATACGTTGATACAGGAACATTTAATGGCTTATATGCTGTTTTAAACTCCACATCATTTTTCCCTGTATCTGATCCAAATGCTTGGACATGTGTAGCAAGTACAACTATTTGTACAGCAGTGGGAGAATTCTATACAGGAGACACAACATGTGTTCCTGAATGTAACAATAGCGGAGGAACAATAACTATTGGAGGATGTCAATTTGGAACACTTACATGTAACACGTGTAATTTTGGAGTGGTTATTGCTACAGCCGGTACTCCTCCTCCAACATCCACCAGTACTTCCACCAGTAGTACATCAACATCCACTAGTAGTACTTCTACTAGTACATCAACATCCACAAGTACATCATCTACTAGCACCTCTACTAGTTCAACTAGTACTTCAACTAGCACTTCCTCAACTAGTACAAGTACCTCTACTACAACAAGTACTACAACAGCCGATCCTATACAAGGAAGAATTACACTTACACTTGAACCTAATATAAATACTGGTGAATCAGATCTTGTAGCAACACTTCAAAGTGGAAGTATTGCTACTGGTGATACGTTAGATTTCACCCTTGCAGGATGGAGACTTTACGATGATCCTCCTTCTCAGCCATGTAGTAACATTGTTGTTCCAGTGTTTGTTTCTAATACTGCAACTGTAACTCTTACACCAAGTATTCCTCAAGCTACAGATACAGTTTTTACGTCAAGTGTTGTAACATTTAATTCATACACTTGGTTACAATTAAAAATTAATGGATTGAATTTTGTTCCATCTTTCCCTGGACCTGCTATTTATACAGCTGCTCCTAGTGGAAATATGTATGTAATTGAAAACTGGTTTGATTGTAACCCTTATATTTAAAATAAACAATAATAAATAGTAATGCAAGTATTAGTAACATTAAATAGTCCAGTTGGTCCAGATCTAGGTCCGTTCAATCTAACTACTTCTCCAGGAGTAGTTACACCTAGTACTGCAACCTTAAATGAACTATTGAATGGTAAATGGGTGGATATAGATGTATCTGCAACTTCTGTTGTAGTTACATCATTAGGTCCATGTACAACAGTGATAACACTTCCTGTTCCTCCATTACCTACAACTAGCACTTCTACTAGTACTAGTACTTCCACTTCTACATCTACTTCCACGTCTACTTCAACATCAACTAGCACTACTTCTACCAGCACATCAACCAGTACATCTACATCCACAAGTACATCAACGAGTACTTCTACTTCAACATCTACTTCTACATCTACTTCTACTACGAGTACTACAGCAAATCCGTGCTGTGCTCCTACAATAACTGGAATTACTGAAAATTCAACCAACTGTACAATTTCTGTAGCTATCAGTTATCCTACCTCACCTTGTCCTTCATGTAGTGCACAACGTATAGGATATTCAACAACTGGTGCAGCTGGACCGTTTATTGAACTTGGTACAAATTCTTGTGCAACACCTAGAACTGTTCCTTTGTCTAGTATTCCAGCTAATGTGACACATATAAGAGCTACAACACTGTGTACAGGTGGCGGGTCTTCATTCAGTGCTCCTTTCCCATATACTAAAGACCCAGCATGTAACAACCAAAAAACAGTAAGTAATTTAACATGTAATATATTTAATCAGCTTATTCCTGGATGTACATCTGGAGCTGGTGGCACATGTCCTAACATAAATGGAGCTCAGATACAAGGAACTTCAATAAGTCCATTACAATTTAGTAGTACTGGGTGTGGTCAATTTAATAATGATGTTTGTGAATCAAACTATCCTTTAGCATCAACTCAAAGTGGGCGTAGAACTGGTGTATCTGCAACATCTAAAGGAAATGGTTTATTTGATCTTGCAGTAAATATAAGTTTTAGAAATGCTAATTTAACTTGTGTATATGCAAAAGTAAGAGTTGGTACTCCTTCAGGAAGTTTTACTGTACCTTCCAATTATGTAGAATACGATGGTGTGTGTCTTAATGCACTTAATCTTGCTCCTGTTATAGATATTATAGATGTTGATATTAATAGTGGTGACCAAGTAAGCATACTTCTATACTGTTTAAATAATGGTTTCTGTGATTGTGATGGAGTTAGTTGTTAAAATATAATAAATTTAGAATGCAAGTATTTGTACAAATGAATAGTTTACCACCAGGCTCTGACATAGGACCTTCGTTCAATATTGTCAGCACTCCGGCTGGTACAGTTAGTCCAAACCCCATTAGTTTGACTCAACTATTAAATGGCATCTCTGTAAATGTTATAGCATCTGCAACCAGCCTAAATATCCAGTCAACAGGAGGGTTATGTACAACAAGTATAGATGTTCCTATACAAAATATACCAATACCAAGCACTAGTACAAGCACTAGCACCTCTACTTCTACAAGCACTTCTACAAGCACTTCTACGAGTACCTCCACTTCAACATCCACCTCAACTAGTACTAGTACTTCTACTAGCACCTCGACAAGCACTAGCACTAGCACATCAACTAGTACTACAACAGCAGCTCCATTAAATTGTGCTTACTGTAATAGTTATGATATTGATATAACTAGTCCTACAGTTACTGTTGAATATACACGTTGTGGTGAAAATTCTTCTACAACAGAGGTAATTACTGATCCTGGTGGAATTAGGACAGAAAGTGTATGTGCTAAAAAAGGAACACCATTACCTGTTATAATCGCTGGAACAGGAACAGTGATTCCTACAGTAAGTGCATGTTGTGTTCCATCCTACCCGACAGGTTACACAAACTGTTCAGCGGATGGTCTTCTTTTAATTAATCTCTCGTCATCTTCAATAGGATATGTTTATGGAGGAATTGTAACAATGCTTGAATGTCCTCCCCCTCCAATAATTCCTGGTACTTTAAGTACAAATCAATCTCAAGGATGGGGAAATGGAGGATCTTTTGATAGTGGAAGTCTTACAATAACTACTGTATCTGGAGCAAACTTGTATTATGTTCTGTATATTGATGGTGTGTCTAGTCTCAGTGGTGATATTAATTCTCCTGAACTTTTCTCATCAAGTCTATCGTATACTGGTAAACTTGTTACAATAGTTGTATATAACAAAATTTAAATTGTAGAAATGCAAGTAATTCTAAGAATAACAAATCTACCAACCGGATCTAACATTGGACCAAATTTTAATGTTGTTCCAAATGTAGGAGTTGCAAGTCCTGCAACAGTCACTCTTGCTCAATTGTTAGCAGGGGTGACAGTTATGGTGAATGATCTTACAACTGATATACAAGTTAAATCTACTGGATCTTGTGACAATGTTGTTGACTTAGATGTTCCTGCACCAAATTGTGAGTTTGCTGGCTCAATAGATTTAAGTGAATGTTGTTCAATAGGACTTGTCGTAGAATACATTATTCCTGATAAATGTACAACTACTACCACCACTACAATTGTTCCATGTTCTCAACCGGTGTGTAAACAGACTTTTGAAGGATATGGTTATCTTTACAACTGGTATGCAATAGGAGGCAATGGTGGAAGAGATGTAGGTGGAATAGTTAAAACTAATCAGAATACAGTTAGTTCCATTCAAAATCAATGGAGAGTTCCTTCTGATGCAGATTGGGATGTATTAGTAGGTTATTTAGGCGGACCAACTGTTGCTGGTGGTAAGCTTAAAACTATCTGCACTGCACCATTTACAACTAACTTTGGTCTTTGGGAGGCTCCAAACACTGCAGCTACAAACGAAATGTCTTGGTCTGGTGTACCTGGTGGCTACCGATCCAACACTGGTATATTTGACGCTGTTAACATGATTGGTGGCTGGTGGAGTTCTACTGAGGTTAGTCCTAATTCTAACCCCGCCTGGAGCCGCATCTTGAATTACGATAATAGTGATATATCAAGGACCGCCAGCAGTAAACCTATTGGTTTTTCTATTCGTCTTGTTAGACCTGCAACTCCGTTAGAACTAGATTTGGAAGATGGAACAACAAGTGAGCAATGGATATTTCTCCCACCTTATATTGGAAATGATGACAATGCATATGTTACAGTAAAAATTGGAACTCAAGTTTGGACTGCACAGAATTTGATGGAAGGTAAATATAACAATAATACATTTATCTTTGATGAACCACTTCCTGCTTCATGGGCTACACTAACTACAGGAGCATTCTGTATTTATGCACCTTTGACACTGGATCAAGGAAGTATAGATTTGTGTAACTTTGGTGATCTAGAAAAAATATGTTTTGCTGTAGGAACACCTTCAGCAGGTCTTACTATATTTGTAAGTGCTTCTCCACTAATAAGAGAAACAGCCCCTGCTCAATACACACAATTTATTAACGGTAAACGATACTACAGGTTCCAACTTCCTGGTGATACAGTGTCATATTACTATGTTTATTGGGATGACACAGCTACATATAGTGCAAGTGGTGCTTGGGTTTTTGGAAAATCTACCAATGCAAATACACCACTTCCTTTTATTAGTTCGACTAGTATATGGGCTTATTCTACTTTCAGTGGACCTTATCCAACAGGTGACGTTACTCCCCCTTCTCCTATAGTCGCTTGGACAAATACAGGACAAGGTCCAAGTAATACCAATTTTGCAGCAGTAAATAGAGGACCATGTATTGGTGGTGATACATCAACAAGCACTACAACAAGCACTACAACAAGTGCTCCATAAAATTAAAATGATTAACTTTGTAAATTAAAACATATGCCAAAAACAGCTAAGATAATATTAACATCAGTGGGGTCAAGCGGTACTCCTTTTGATCTGTATTCTGATCAAGATAATTATCAATCTCCTTTTGAAACAGGGGTTAGTCCGGCAAGTTTATTAGCAGGATATACAACCAACTTAGTACCAGATGATGCTACAATTATTCGTTTGAAAAAAGAAGGATGTGAACCTTATTTAGATATTAAGTTACCTTGTTTCAGTTGTGATAACTGCGTTAATCCATTTGATGCACTAATTGATGCTGTTATAGATGCATATAACACTCCTGGTAATACGTCATCTTATGAAGACCTTTTTGATATAATTCTAGATAGAGGTATTGTATCAAATGAAAGTGGTGTGTTATGTTGTCCTGATTGTTTTAGATATGTATTTGCATCTGTAGAAACTTGGTTAAAATATGCTGAAGCTGTTGGTTTAACCCAATCACCAGCACCTTAACTTTCAAAATTTAAAATTTATTATTATGTCAGCTTGTTGTACATCTACGTGTTATGAAGATTTAAAAGAATTCATAGGTCAAACAAATTATGATTTCTTGCTAGATAAAGGATTTGTTGACGAGGATACCGTTAATGGTACAAGTTTTGTTTGTAGATTAGTACCATTTTTTATTAATAATAATATTAGTACCACCGAGGCAACTAGTATTATGAGTAGTCTTGTGGACAAAGGTCTTGTGTATGACTGTGTTCCCAATAGTATAATTGCATCTGTAGAAACCTACCTCAAGTATGCTGAGGCTGTCGGACTAACACAATCAACAACCCCTTAATCTTCAAAATTTAAAATTTATAAATATGTCATTACCTTGTACTATTGAGAACGTGTGCTTCATATTTGGAGGAGAAATTCCAGGTCAAGAATATGAATGTGAAATTTCAGCTGAATATGAACAAACACAATATGTTCCATTACCAGATTTATATAATGAAAAACCGTATTTTGTAGCTTTAGATCTCGGTTGTACAACACAAACCGAAGATTATTATATTTGGTGGTGCACTCAAGGTGCGAACGCAGACTCCTGGGTATATGGTCCTTTAGGAGAATTAGATCCAGCAAACATACATTCTGTATTAACTAATTCAAGTAATGATGTGTATCCTATAGGTACATGGGAACTTGGAGGATCTGGAAGTCTTGCAAATCTTGTTATAGAATCCAAGTTTTGTGAAAAACCATGTTGTAGAACCGTTATAGCATCTGTAGAAACCTATCTCAAATACGCAGAAGCGGTAGGACTTACTACGACACAGCCTGTACCTTAAAATCAATAATATGCTAGTTTTTATACAATTGAATCCTCCTTTAGGTGCCAGTATGGGCACTAATTTTACCATAACTGCAAATGTTGGTGTAGTGTTTCCTGACACAGCAACAGCTGATCAGTTATTTGCAGGATTCCTTATAGATGTAGATGATAATGCTACAGTGATTACTGTTTTGTCAGATGCCCCTTGTAATGAGCAAATAAAGTTCTTTATTCAGGATACAACAACAACTTCTACTTCTAGCTCCACATCTACATCAACTTCAACCAGTACCTCGACAAGTACTAGCACATCTACTTCAACTAGTACGTCTAGTAGCACGTCAACAAGTACAAGTACAAGTAGTAGTACATCAACCTCAACATCCACATCTACTTCCACTTCCACTTCTACCTCTACAAGTACAAGTACGAGCACTTCTACATCCACATCTACAAGTACTACCACAAGTACTACTACTGCTGCTCCAGCTCCAGGACCTGTTAACTATGGTTGTGATGGTGGAATTGGTTGTGGTGAAATAGGAATGGTTGTTAGAATTGATGGTAATCCTCCAGTAGTGTATGGTTCTGGAAACGGACTTAGTTTCTTAAATGATAGAATCGGGTTGCAAGGGTCTTCTTGTCTAGGGAACATTCAAACGCAACCGCTTCTTGGAACATTTACACTATTCCCAGGTGCTGGACTTTCATCTCCTGGAATACCTGTAAGTTACTCAACTCCAGATATACCGTGCGATCCAAGTGATCCAAACAACCCTTGTAATGGACTTTGGTATCCTTTATGTTGGTGTTACCTGTCTACTAATGTAATTTCAAACATAACTCAGTATATTTATGTAAATAATAGTTATAATGTTCCTCCTGTTGGTAATCCAGTTTATCCTACAGCAAAGAAACCAACATGGAGTGGTCTTTACTCTCCTATAGACTGTTCAACAAATTGTAGACAATATGAGGTTTATAATACTGCTAGTGGAACAAGACCTTTAATCATAACAAACTGTTGTACAGGTTTACAAGAGACAGTGAGTATTCCTGCTGGTGGTGGAAACACAACGCCAGTAACTATTTGTTCTAAAGCTTGGCCAGATACTAATGGACAATTTAATCTCCAAGTAGTAGGAACAGGAACACCTTGTAATTTTAACTCATCTAATCCTTTACAGGTTCAACCTCCATGTCCGCCTAGATGTTCACAGTACACTTTAACAATACCTTCTGGAGGATCAGTTTCAGCAAAAATATGTGATAGATCTCCATCAACAATAACTGTTAGTCAAACATATTGTCTTGAGAACGCATATCCAATAACCCCAAGTGGTGGTGCAACTGTAAGTGCGCCAGGTGCAGATTGTACATAATCAAATTAAAACTTCCTGTTTTGTTGGTTTTACAGGATATGTTTCCCCCGGTGTATCCACACTGGGGGTTTTTTAATTAAGTTGGTTAGTGTAATAATCAATATGATTAAAATAATTTGGTAATTAGTAAATAAGTGTCTACCTTTACTCTAATTTTAACCAAAATTTCCTATATGCAGGACAGCAGCTCTTTACTCTTCCAACTAGAACAAATGCTTCATTGGAAAAAAAGCAGAAGTTTCTACGCAAAGAAACTCAATATTTCAGAAGAAGAAGTTGATGAGCTGATGAAGGAGATAAGAAGGAAGGAAAGCGTTAGAGAGGATGCAGAAGTAGCAGCTTATATAGATGCTCTTGAGGAAAGAGTAATAGAGGTTAATAATGAAAAGGGTACATTAAAAAGCACAGTAAATTGTGATTTTGAGCCAAAATCAGATGAAGAATTGGCAAAATTACACAAGATAGATACTTTACGTTACAAAATATCTAACTACTGGTCAAAGATGAAGAGCAATGGAAAGTTCACTTCTTCTGTCTTTGCCACACTTAGAAAACCAGCAGACTATACAGCTGAGGACTTTGCTAAGTTTCTTCAAGATTACACTCCTAAAGAAATTAAAATACTTCATAAGCTAGATGAAAACTTCTATGATAAGGAGACAGTGGATGTTGAAATATCTATAGCTGACTTTCATTTAGGTAAGAAAACCCTGGAAGGAGAGACAATCTCGAATAAAAAAGATCAATTTGCCTGTATATTAAGAGAATTGACACACAAGGTGTCTTCTTGTTATAGAATTAGAAAGATAGTGTTTCCAATTTCTAATGACTTCTTTCATACAGATAACTACCAGAACAGCACTACAAACGGTACACCTCAAGATGTGCTAGTGAGTTATGATCATGAGTATGAGGAAGGATTTGATATTCTGGTTCAAGCAATATCCTTCTTAAGTGCAATGTGTGATAATGTAGAAGTGGTACTTGTACAAGGAAATCATGACCGTACTAAGTCATTCTACTTAGCTCATGGGTTAGAAGTTTTCTTCAGAGATGGATATAATGTATCGTTTCAAAGACATCATTCTACAACTAAGAGCGTTGTACTAGGAAATACATTTATTGGGTACCATCACGGTAACTGTAAAATAGAAGATCTTCCATTATTGTTTGCTACAGGGAATGACTCTGTAAACTTTGGAATGGCTAAGTATAGAGAGGTGCACACAGGCGATAAGCACCATTATATGGCAAAAGAAATCAAAGGCGTAAGAATTCAACAAATGCCATCCCTATCGGGAACTGACAGGTGGCATGCAGATAACAATTATGTAAATAACGTTCGCAGCGGTCTTGCTCTTGTATATCACGAAGAGTACGGTAAGGTTGCTGAGTTTGAAAGTAGATTGTAAAATGTCAACATTAAGAAAACTAGTATCTGATGTTCGTGGGATGCACAAGTTGCTTTCTACAGACTCTCTTATAACAGATAGGGTTATTGCTTCTGAATTAAAGAACAATGCCCTTTTACTTATTAAGAGAGAAACTAATCTTAGAAAGCTCTGGGCAACATCAACAATCTTTACCACCATTCCTTGCTTAGAGATGGTGGAAGTTCCTATTTCTGAATGTTGCGACTATGTTGACGAATGTACTGTAGCTAGGAGCAAATATAAACTTCCTCGTATTTCTGAAGGAAATTACCAATATGTAATACAAGGTGTTTATTCAATAAACGCTATGGGTGGGAAAGGTAAGAAGTTGAAAGAAATTACAATCAATCGATATTTGAATTTGTTAAAGCTTCCTATCATTAAGAAGGAAGATTATTATTGGATAATAAATGATTATTTATACATCAGTAATCCGTTTTTACAGGGTATTAGAATTTCTGCTTTCTTTGAGCAAGATGTTCCTAACGATGTGATGTACCAAAATTGCGATTGTCTTGATACAATTAGCAATGATGAGTATTGCAAAAATCCTTTGGATAAAGAATCATTTATCCCTGGATATTTAGAGAAGCAAGTGTTGGAACTCACGTCTCAAAAACTTTTAGGAACATATTTCCAAATCAAAACAGATATGACGGATGATGGTGTAGATGGTCAAGCATCAAATGCCCCAGCTGGAAAATGAGAACAAAGTTAGAATGGAGAAGTGCAAGTAAGGATAACTACAACAATTTCTGCAGTAAGAATCCCTCGATAAAGCTCACATTTGATGAGTGGAGGAACATCATCTACATATACATAGAGTCTTACAAACAGTATATTCTAGAAACTGGGGAGAGGGCAAGATTACCATTTGGATTTGGAGAATTTTCAATAAATAAAAAGAAAAGAAGAAAAATAAAAGGTGCTGATGGTAAAGAGTTTATAAATTTACCTATAGACTGGAAGAAAACAAAAGAGAAAGGTAAACGTATATATAATTTCAATTACCACACTGAAGGTTACTTTTTTGGTTGGGTGTGGTTTAAAGATACAGCTAGATTTCAAAATACCAATCTTTGGTACTTTAAACCTTCAAGAAGTACATCTAGACTTCTTTCCCACTATTTAAAGATTGATGATAAATACCAACACATTTATCACACTTGGAAAACTTAATTAAATGTCCTATTATTACAAGTACAATTTTACCACTCCTGAGATTGTCTACTCCACTGTAAAAGAAGAGCTTAAGAGCTATTTTGATACAGGAGCTGTAGATGATTTAATGTTTCCTACATACCTTGACAAATGTTTAAGAAAATTGGGAAGAGCTACGTATGTTATTTCTGAACAGCTGCTTAACATAGAAGATTTCCAAGCTAGGCTTCCAGATAACTTCTTTGCTGTAAGAGAAGCATGGATGTGTACAACAGTGAATGGTTATCCCTATCAGACAGCCAATTCTTTCTATTCTCAAGCTGCTTCTGAAACAACAATACAGGTAAGTCCTGTTATATCAAACGGTACACCCTGTACAAACCTTGAATGTACAACAGGATGTCCTGAATGTATGCCTGAGCTTATTCAAGCTGTATACAAGACTAATAACCAGGTGAATATAGCCTACACAAAACAATACCTTCTCAAACCAGGAAACATATCTGTAAGAGCAGACTGTTCTTTAGATTGTGCAAACTTTCATTCATCTGCTGCAGATAGTTTTGATATTAGGGACAATAAGTTTGTAACAAACTTTAGGAACGGTGTTGTATATTTAATATTCTACGCAACTGAATACGATGAGATAGGAAATCAATTGATTCCTGACAACTATCGTATTAGAGAGTATATTGAAGCGTTTATTAAATATAAGGTGTTTGAAACTCTTACAAATCAGACAAACGATGAAACATTCAACCAGCTTCAGACAAAGCTGGCTTATTACAAACAATTAGCTGACGAGGCCTTTATAATGGCTGATATTGAGATTAAGAAACAAGATGTTTATGCTAAACAGAGAAGAATAGAAAATGATCTAAACAGACTTAATAGATACGAACTTCCTAACAGAGTGGGAAGGTATGGTTGGAGGCGCAATACATAATCACTGTTATACAATAAATAATGGCTGGAGAAGATACACTCAAAAAAATAAAAGACTTAGTTAGTCCTAGTTCAGATGCTGTTAACATGAATAGTGGTGTTGCACAATCTGGGTTGAACATGGATCAATCTGTAAATCAGGTTGGACAGGGTTCGCTCACATATGCATTAAACGCTGCTGTTGAAAACTTTGATGCTAATTCTGTCAACTATCAGAACGAACCAGGAAATGAACTTTGTGTAACATTCCCGGATGGTTTTTTGTTAATTGGAAAACATTTTATACCAGAACAAAACAAGTATATATTCTTCATAACCAATCCTAACACTGGTAACTCTCAGATAGGATATATGGAAAATAACGATTGTATATACAAAGTATATACACAAGGAGAGTGTTTAAATTTTAAAATAGATTATCCAATACATAAAGTGGTGCATAAGATTACAAACTGTACCACTGAAATTTATTGGACAGATGGCATTAACCCCAGACGATATTTAAATTTAGTAGATATACCTTACATACTATCCTCTGGATCAAACTTTTGTAATCCTAAATATACAAATGAGATTGATTGTAATCAATTAAAGTTACAACCAGACTTTAAGGTGCCTCTTTTATCAATAGTAGACATCAGAGAAGGTGGTAATCTAACTGCAGGCACATATCAGTTTGCAATCCAATACTCAGATCCTGCAGGTAATCCTTATACATCCTACTACTCAGTTACAAATCCCACCCCTATTGCTGATCCAATACTTACCACTCCTAATTTTGATTACAAGGTTGGTCAGTCTATTGTTGTTCAAATTACAGACTTAGATGAAACTGGACAGTTTCAATATTTTAATCTGGCTGTAATAAAAACTGTAAATGATATTTCATCTGTAGAATTAGTGGGTACATTTTTTGTTGATGAGTTTACACAAAAGATAATATACAGTGGACAGAATGTATCTCAGATTAGACTTACAATAAATGATATATTTGAGAAGTTTCCATATTATGAAATAGCTCAAGATTTAACATCTGTGCAAGATATATTAATTTGGGATAACTTAACATCAATAGATAGAATTAACTATCAAGAGATTGCATCTCAAATTAAACTTCAGTGGGAAACTTATGAAATTCCAGCAACCGAGGATTATTCGGATGAACTAAATGCTACAAATCTTAGGGGATATTTAAGAGATGAGGTGTACGCATTTGAAATAGTTTTTATATTAAAGAACGGAAAACAAACAGATGGGTTTCACATTCCTGGGAGAGAAATGACTCCACAAGAGAAGCTTCTGCCAGATGTACCTGATACAAATTTTGACTTTGTAGGAGAAGAAGATAGTGCTGCTTTGGGCGTTCGATATAAAAAGTATTGGAAAGTCTATAACACTGCTACAGACCTTGGTGTAGCATCATCTAATCCTACAGGTCCAACTGTAGGTCCTGCACAACCACCAGTATCAAATGCTATAGGAAATGCTATACCTCACAGGTATGGAGATTTTGCTTATTGGGAGTCTGATTTAGAATATCCTTGTAACAATGATCTTTGGGGAAACTTGGCAGGTCAAAAGATTAGACATCACAAGTTTCCAGATGTATTAGTTAGTCCAATATTTAAATCGTCACTTTTTGTTAATGCAGGATCATTAGTAAAAGAAAATAGATCTGTTTATCCAATTGGTGTAAGAGTTGATATTGAGAGTATAAAGCAATTAATAGCTTCATCAAGTTTGACTTCTGAACAAAAAGCAGACATAGTTGGGTTTAAAATTGTTCGTGGAGATAGAAGTACAAATAAATCAATTATTGCAAAGGGTATTCTTAGAAACGTTGGTAAATACGAAAGAGAAGAACAATCTTATTATTTTCCAAACTACCCATACAATGAATTAACTAGCGACCCTCTCTTGCTTGGAAGTGCTGGTACATTTTCTATACAAAGTAGTCCATGGTTAATGACGTGCATCACTCCATCAAATACAACTGGAAAATGTGAAATCCAATACATATCTAGGTTCAGTGGAACTCCAATTACTATAAGTCTTAATCCTGGTGACGTTGCTGAAGAATGTTCTCCATCAAGGCCTACTACATTAGACGGTGTTGCTGAGATTGGTCCTGGTAATTATGATGTTTATTTTGTTTATGGTGATGATGGATGCGCTGGGCACGATAGATGGTGGAATACACCATTTACAACAGACAATTCCCAATCTCTTTACCTAAATAAATTTGTAGAAGGATGGAGTTTTATAGGATTTAAAGATAAATACTATGCTACGGTTGGTGTGGGAGCAGGAGCTCCTGGATATCAGAATAGTTGTAGTGGTCTTTTAATTTGTCTACCGTTTCTTCCTTGCTATTGTACTTGTGAATCAAAACAAGGAACCGAACAAAAGCCTAACACGTTCCAACCCTGTGGAAAGATGACACTTAGTACGACTGACGTATTTTCTGGAGATGGTGTGAACCAAAGTCCTATTAGGACACAAGGAAGAAGAAGTTTGTGTGATTGTGAAGGACCTAAACCTTTACAACCTGTGGGTGGAACATTAGATAGTAGACTTGTGTTTAATTCTCCAGAAACATCTTTTGGAAATCCTTTCTTAGGAACTATATTGAAACTTGAACATGTAATGTTTGGTAAGGGTGAAGCACATTTTGTTAAAGTGAGGAACCATGCAAACTATAAGTTTTTAACAAAAGAAGCCCAACAGGATGCTCTCGGTGCTTCTTTCTCTATGGCTGGAATTTTAGGAGGAGGTGCTGTTTTTGCTGCATATCAGTCATATTTAACAATTTATGTGAATGGTATTACAAGGAAGAACTATGCATACTCATATAATTCAATTGCAAATTATGACTATTGGTCAAACATTCCTAATGGATTAGGTATAAAACAAAGAGATTTGGAAATAGTCCAATATCTAATCCCTGGTGTTTTGAATGTAGGGGATGATGCTAATATAAACAACTACCAAAGAGAGTCTTCTGTATATTTAAAAACTAAAACAAGAAATGTTCTTTCAGTGAGTATTCCTTACAAAGAATATAGAATTTGTAATAATGTTACTCCTGCTGTACCTCCCGATCCTGATCATATTTTGCAAATAGCGTTTACAGATGAAAACAATAGTCCAGGTGGTGATGCTATAACTCCTGGTGGAACTTGTGTAACTGTTAAAGCTACAACTGTTCCAGTTAGAGTTGCTGGTCCACTACAAATTGATCCTGCAACAGGTGCTGTGAATTGGACGATTACTGTAGTTGGTTCTGGGGTAACTCCAGCTCCCCCTGGTGGTATAAGTGTTCCACCTTTACCATTTCCAAATCAGACAAACAGTTTGATAGATCCAGTGACAAATTTACCAAGAGTTTCAGAAAAATCAAGAATGGTTCTTGGTGAAGTGAAGGGTTGTTCTACTCCTGGAAAAGAAAGAGATATAAGTGTTGTATCGTATTACGCTTCTTTGAAAAACGAAATTCCTGGTCAATGGGGGCAAATGTATACATACACAACTATTGATACAGGGTTTCAAACAAATATTAATTATAACATAAACCAACCAAGAGTAGTAATATTTGGAGGAGATACGTTTATAAGTAGATTTGCGTTTAAGACAAAACTTCCATTTTTTATAGACAATCGTGTAAATGCTCCTGATGATAGTGATATATTCTATGATGAAATAGGTAACGTTGCCTATCCTAAATATTGGCATTCTTCAAGTTCAGTGCTTGATAATTATACTGCTCCTGGACCAAACATTTTAACAAATATTATATCTTACAAGAAAACAAATTTTGATTGTGCAAATAAACCAATTCCTGCCAATGGTAGTTTGAGAACATTTTATGATGGTGTTTTCTATTTATTTGCATACGGTATTCCTAACTTTTATTGTGAAAGTTCTTACAACACAGACTTACGCCAAGCGTTTAATGCAAGAGAAGGTGATTTCTGGCCACATGTAAGTACAGGTATTCCTGACGACTGGGTGCAGGAAGCTAATGTTTCTATAAATAATGATAACACTTATTATTACAATAGGACATACAGCAAACAAAATAAAGAGAACTTTTTCTCTCATCTTCCTCCAGATTGGGAAGAAAAGTTGTGTTTTACCAACTATCCGTTCAGAGCAATTTATTCAGACAGACAAGTTCAGAATGCTGATAACAGAGTGAATAACTGGCTTTATTATAGAGCAGTATCGTTCTTTGATTTTCCTCAAAACTTTGGAAAACTTACATCTTTAGATGGTATTCAGAATAGAGCTGTTTTGGCAAGGTTTGATAATAAGTCACTTCTTTACAATACACTTCTTACTGTTGAAACAAGCAATCCTCAAGCTGCTTATTTAGGAAATGATACACTCTTTAAAAGTGCTCCTCCTATTGATTTTGCAGAAACAGATCTTGGATATGTAGGAAGTCAGAACAAGTTCTTGTTAAAGATTCCTCAAGGACAGGTTACAATAGATGCTAAGCGTGGGCAAATATTCCTTATTTCAGGAAATCAAGCTACAGACTTAACAGCGTTTGGATCTGGTATGAATAGGTTCTTTACAGATCACTTAGCTTTTGAAATTCTTAGATTTTTCCCTGATTTAGAGAAAGTTGTAAACAATGAAAGAATAATTATTCCTGGTGTAAATACAGATAACCATTTTAATGGTATAGGAATACATGGTGTTTATGATAGTAAATATGATAGAGTGATTATTACTAAGTTGGACTACGTTCCTCTTAGTAAGGATGTTAAATACGATTATGATAAGAAAGAGTTTTATATAATAGCTAATGGAGGTCTTAGGACTGTTGTTAAATTAGTAGACCCTAGATACTTCTGTAATAAGTCTTGGACTCTATCTTTCAATCTAAACACTAAGACGTGGATAAGTTTCCATAGTTATTTGCCTAATTTCTATATGGGAGAAAATAACTTCTTCTATTCAGGATTAAATGATTGTGATGGATTTACATCAACTCAACAAAGTGCAACATCTTGTATGTGGAGGCATCTAAAAAATCCAGAAATATACAATACGTATTATGGAAAGACACAACCTTATATAATTGAATATCCTTTCTCTTTCAAATATCATGATGAAATATTACAAAATGTAAAAGATTATACAAAGGTTTACAAGTATCTTCCTGACGAATTTGGAGTGTTTGATGATAATAGAAAGATAGAATTGGATGATGCGTGGTTTAATAAAGCTGTATTGTATAACAATCAGCAATCCTCAGGAACATTAGAGTTGGTAGCTAAACCAATGAACAACCTGAGAGACTACATGAAGTATCCTATATATAATACTGATAGTAAAGTGATTACATACACAAAGAGTGATAACTTCTACCAGTATAATACATTCTGGTCTCTAGTTAAGGATAAGAAGGAACTTCTGTTTACCAAGACATGTGAATCATTATCTGTAGATAAGATTGTAAACCAGTTAAACATGGATTACAGTAAACGTTCTTTCAAGAAAGAACCTCTAAGGGCTAAGGATTTGAAGGTGAGACATATATTAGACAATCGTTCTGACATACAT